CGAAACAAGTTTAAGGCCACAGGAATTATAGCTACAGGCTGACTGGCATGTCTAATGATTGAGTTAACACACACATGGTATGCCACAGCCTCTCTAGGATCGTATCCTACAAACACAGGAATTGGCTTCATTTCTTACGCTCAATATCTTCCTCAACACAGTTTTCACCGTATTGGATTTCAATCAACTTGAGTGGCGTGTCTGTTTCGTTGCACAACATGTGCCACTGGTTCTTTTTGATCCACACATAGTCATGCTGTTTGAAGTTGCCAACCAAGTCGTGATCAGTGCCTGCATCTAGTGTGTACACTGCGGCTTCGCCTTCGGCCACAAACCAAAACTCTGCACGTTGATCATGTCGTTGCATGCTCAAGCATGTTTTAGGCATCACAGTGAGTTCTTTGAGCTTGGTGTTGGCTCCTACTTCATGCAACACACGATAGTACCCCCAGGCACGATTAGTCTGGGGTGTTTTCCATTCAGTCAATATCCATGAACTGGAATTTTTTTTGTCCTCTCCCCCTACACCAAATGCAAATTCAACGTCTGACATACGCATTTCGGGGATGTTGTCGGATGTTCTATCTCCGCCATTGGCAAACACAAGGTCAGCGTCGGGATAATGCGCACGAACCTGCTCTATAAAATGACATGCAGAGCCGTCTGAATCATCAAAGGTATAAACTTCATCAACCATGCTTAAATTGTTGATAATACACAGGCGTTCGTTCCAGGGCATAAATGCCCGACCTTTTTTGCGTTCTAACCATTCATCTGAATTGAGACCCACAATTAATAGATCTCCGAGAGTGCGAGCAGATTTTAAATAAGCAATATGCCCAGAATGGATGGGGTCAAAACCTCCGGTTACAAGTACAATTTTCATGCAGATATTTAACCAATGTGCTCAACACACCACCAAAAAGCCGCCCAGGCTTCAAAAAAGAACAAGAGAAAAAAGATTTCCATTTCTTCTAGATCTCTTTGCCAACGTTCACCGTCGGTCATGTTATACTGTGATATCTTCCATGCCTGCTGTGCGTAGTCGTACCACGTGCCCCATTTGCCACTGCTTGGTATCCAGACCTTTCATTATGCCCAACCAACGATTACGTAGAAGTGCCACTTCATTGATGATGGTTTCAAAGTCCACAACTTCTTCTTCGCCATCCACGTACTTTTCAGCATCACGTGCTGTGAGCGCACGAGCATATCCTTCTAAATATTTTTTAAAATGTTTGGTACGTATTTTACGTAGTTGAATGTTGAGAAAGTTCAACACAGCTTCAATTTCTTGTAGCTGGTTGAACCTGTGCTCAGTTATGCCTGGCAGGGCTGTGATGTTCTTTTCTACTAGGCCGCTAATTTTGCAGTCACGTTTGGCATCCGTGAGTTCTGACTCAAAATGTGCAATGAAGTCAGGAATGTTGCCAAGGTCGGCAACTACTCGGCTGTACCACATCAGTAGTCATCTTCTTTGTTGTAGTTGTCCTCGTCATCAAACTCTTCTTCCTCTTCTTCCTCATAGTCCTTGTCATTGTCCAAGTATGCAGTTAGAGCTTTTTTAATGTCTGAATCGCCTTTGAAGGCTTCTCGAATTTCTTCAACGTCATGATCATGATCAATCAGGATAGACACAATGCTTTCGGCAGCATCTATACGATCTACCACGTTGACGTATCGTTTTAGTTCACCCCAAATTTCGCTTGCTACTTCTGCTGACATTTTATTCCTCCGTTGCGTCGGCTGTACTTACCTCGGTCTTGATGTTGTTGAAGTCAGCCATGACTTTGTCCAAACAACCATCATCGTTCTTTTCCCATGCTTTGCGGAACTTCTTGATGATCTCGCCATCGCTGGTGGTAAACACCAAGCTGTTGCCTTCACGCTTGAGCATTTCTTTTTTCTCAATCAAGTCTACCAAGCCTGAGTAAGGGCTCATACCTGTTGTGTAAGGAATCTTGACCTGCACACCTTCAAACGGTTTGGCATAGCGTGTTTTCATGACTTTACAGCCTGCACGAATACCGTTGACATCACTCACCTTGTTGCCGTCCTCGTCCTCTTTGAGCTTCATTTTCTTCATGGCCACCACAATTGAACTGGCGTAAATGAAACCTTGGCCGCCACTGATTTTATCATCAGGGTCAAACATGTCTTGGCTAGCGTATGTGTGGTTGGTACAAACCAGGCCCACATTGTAACTACCAAACATGTTCACACAGTTACGCACCAGGGCAGTGAGAGCTTTGGGTTTACGACCCAGGTCACCCTTCATTTCACCAGCATCAAATTGATTGACGTCTGTGGGGGTCAACAACATGCCCAAGCTGTCAATAACAAACATGACCTTGGGTCGTTCGCCTTCGGGCAGGGCTTTGTAGTCGCTCATGAACGTTGAAATGGTCTTGGCCACATCGTCAATCATGGCCATACTAAGTTTCAGCAGTTTGCTTTCGCTTGTATCCACACCCAAGGCTTTGAGCCAGTCCTCATCAAGTGCGTTCTCGCTGTCAATCAACACCACAAAGATACCTTGCTCTTGTGCGTTCTTGATAATGTTACCTGAACAAATGTACGATTTACCTGCGCCTGAGTCGCCAGCAAACACTGTGACCTTGCCTAGTGGGATACCGCGATTGAAGTCACCCGAGATCAGGTAGTTCAAGGCATAATTGCCTGTGCTGATCCAGTCTGTGGGATCGTTAAAGCCGATGCTGAGTCCATCAATGCTTTTTGTGATTTCCTTGCGGAACTTGCTTACGTCAAATGGTTTTCCCATGTCTGTCCTTTAAAATTTAATACTTGCTCGATTGTTGTCTCGAGAATTTCTAAATAAAACTTTTCTGTATTCAAATAAGTTTTCTGAAATATCCACAATGTTAGCAACAGGCAATTGATCAGTTATCAATGGCACACCATGTGTGTTTGCCCATGCTGTTGCTTCCCGGCTGTAAGGAATAGTTTGAGGTTTTTGTAAATTTAACTGAAACGAAAACTCCAACTGTTCATAGTTGTAGTGATCAGAATATGTTAAATTGTCATCAAAAAATTCAAACTTGTTGTAATACTGTCGACCAACATACGTATACCCAAAACTAAAATTTGTCACATTGTTGTTTGATATTATACTATCAATAAATGGATTGTCAAATACTTCCCATTTGTTATCTGCACTAAACTCTAGATTGTGTTTATTGAAAGATGCCTCTAAACGGTGAACTCCTAAGTTCACTTCTTCGTATGGATATATGTATCCTAGCTTCTCCATTGCTGGAGCAGTTTTGACAACTCGAATTGCATCTGGGTACAGTTCATGCAACTGATTACCCAGTTTGGCTTGGTTTGAATTTGTGCTGTATCTAAGTGCATCAATGTCAACATTTTCAAGTTGTGAAAACACCCAGTCCGAATGAGTCTTGTTTAAAAAATTTTGATCTAGATAATTTTCTAGGTCAGTGTGTTGATCAAACGATCGACCAATCAAATCGTACAAAACTTCATTGGTCTTTGATATTGCCCAATGTAGATGTGTGATTTTTTTATCAAGTTCGCCAAACACTGTTTGATTGTTTGAAAAACTGTTTTGCTGTTTTTGGTTTGCTTGATCTACAAAAAATTCAAAAAGCTCATGATTAGATACAACCTCAAATGGTAAACAATCGCCTGAGTTATCAAATACTAGAGAAAATTTCATTGGTGTTGATTGAAATGGATCTGAGTCTCCCCAGATCCATGTACTATCACTTGTTTTGACGGCTACGGATCATGGCCAGGATATCCTGGGCATTTTGACCTGAGGCTGCGGGCTTGACCACTGGCGCCACTGCTACAGGCGTGTCGTCTTCGTCAAAGTCACTTGCTGGCGCAGGTGCTGCCACTTTGAGTGCTGGTTTAGCTGCTGGTACTTCGTGTGCGTCTCCATGACCGTCTACAGCATGTGTGCTGCCGCCTGGTGCTTGCACACCTGCAGGACGGAAGTACTGACCCCAACGTTCTGTGTCGTAAGGTTGTCCATCCACACTAGCCTCAAACATCTCTTTGATGACTCGTAGTTCAACATCGCCTGGACGCTTGGGCAGGAATGTGCTCAAGTCAAACAAGCCATGTGTGGCAATTGCCGCTTGTTCAGCTTCGGTCAATGCTGATTCCTTACGTGCCCATTTGCTTGTGCTGTAGTCAGCATAGCCACCTTTTGCTGTCTTTGACACACGGAAGTCCAGGCCACGCAGGGTGTCTGTGGGCATTTCTTCCAGTTCAGGATCCATCAATGCGCCCTTGATGGTGGCAAAGATTTGTGGTCCAATGATGAAACGTCGGATTGGATTCTCCGGAGTCTTGTCTTCGCTTAAGGGATTCTCACGCACAAAGCCTTGAAAGATGTATG